AATCATTATACGAGATAATGGATGTGATTTAGCTTGTGATGGATATTTCATTGTTGACGATATCTTGATACATCACATTAACCCAATTACAATTGGAGATGTTGTTGAAAGAAGACCATGCGTGTTTGATCCAGAAAATGTAATCTGCACATCATTGAATACACATAATGCTGTGCATTACGGTGACAAAGATCTTCTTCCAACTGGTCCGATTGTAAGAACCAAAAATGACACTTGTCCATGGAGGTGATTGCTATATTCAATTATATAATAGCTCCTACTCGTGATCTCGTGCATTACGGAAAAGGACATGATGATAATCCTCCTGGAAGAGGCTCAGGACGTTATGCGTGGGGTAGTGGAAATACACAACATGGTTCATATACTCCAAAAGATATTGTGTTTATATCTGGAAAAGTTAGTTTCGATAAAGAAATTCCAAAAGTATTGAAAGACGAAATAAATCTGGTTGCTCAATCGAATGCTAAAATAATAATTGGGGATGCGCCGGGAGCAGATACAAGATGTCAAGATTATATATCTAAAATTGGTTACAGAAATGTTGTGGTTTATACTACTGATGACCAAGTAAGAAATAATGTTGGTAATTGGAAAGTTAAAAAAATATCAGCAAATAATCAAACGGAAGAGAGACAAATAAGAGCTCAAAAAGATATTGCTATGTCTAAACTGGCAACAAAAGGGATTGCTATATCATCTTCAGATGATAGGATAGATAGTGCCATGTCTTTCAATATTCAAAGGCTTCAAGATTCTAATAAGCCTATACAATTTTATGACTATAAGAAACAGAAGTTGTATCCAAAAAATAGCACAACATCAAATCAAGAACAAATAAATTCATTATTAGAAAAAGTAGGAGGAACAAAATTATGAGCACAAAGAAAATCATTGAAGATGAAGTAACAACTGCAGAAGAGTTTACTGATGCAGTATCAGAGAATGAAGAAGTAACAACAGAATCGGCAGCAGAAGTTGTCACAGAAACAAAAGATCCGGCGCCTGTCAAAGAGGCTCCGAAAGCACAGCCGAAGAAAAATACCGGCACTTTCGTAAACTCCAAATTTGTAAGAGTAAGAAAGGCACCGTCTACCACAGCAGGTGTGGCACTGGTAGTTGCAGAAGGATCACCGGCAACAGTCCTTGGTTCATCTGATGCATACTACAAAGTTGCAGTTAAGACTACTGACAAAGTCATCGAGGGCTACGTTTCCAAAGACTTCTTCAAGGAGGATTAATCCATGATTAACGAGGAAAGCATCTTATCTTGCACAAAGAAAAATCTCGGGATTGAAGATGACTTTACTCAATTCGATCCTGATGTAATCATGTGCATTAATACAGCACTCAACATCTTAACACAACTTGGTGTTGGACCAAAAGAAGGTTTTACAGTTACTTCTAATGATGAAACCTGGAGTCAGTTTATTGGAGACAATCAGAGACTGAACATGATCAAGAACTATGTAAGCATCAAAACAAAATTGATGTTTGATCCACCTACAACGGCAGCAGTTCTGTCTGCATATCAGGAACAGGCAAAAGAACTTGAGTGCCGAATGAATTATGAGGTGGACCCACCGAATACTTTTGAGGAGGACTAAAACAATGTATGGAAATTATGTAATAGCTCCTACGAGAGATCTCGTGCATTTCGGAAAAGGACATGATGATAATCCTCCTGGAAGAGGTTCAGGACGTTATGCATGGGGTACGGGCAATGGTGATGGAGCAAAAGAAAAGAAACGACAGAAAAACTTGGACGTTGGAAGAGAAAGATTGACTAATCGTGTAAAAGTAGCCAATACTGCTCCGGATAAGTTAGCTGGTAAAGCTGGATGGACGAATACATTAAAATCTGGTGAAGCAAATAAAAGAGTAAGCGAAGTAAAAAAGCTTGTTGATGAGATTCTACAAAGTGAAGATCGGACGGCGAGTCTTGGACAGCATACTAGAAATATACGTATTGCGGATATTGCTATAACATCAACAGCTGGTACAATATTAGCTACTGCCGGATCGGCTGCCGCTATGACAGCTCTTGACAGTGTTGCTGGTATTGTCGTAGCGCCTATCGCTATTGGCGTTGCCGCAAAAGTTGGTTATGATTATTACAAGAAAACAACATACTGATAAGGAGGAATAAGCAATGCTTTCTAATACGGCAACGCCGAAGTACTACGGCGAATTTCGTGAAGCCGTGTTAAGAGGCGATATTCCAGTTTGCGAAACGATTTCATTAGAGATGAACAGAATTGATCGACTGATCAAAAACCCTCGTTATTATTACGATGATCAAGCAGTCGAAGGTTGGATCAAATTCTGTGAGAATGAACTAACTTTGACAGATGGTTCTGATATGTTTCTAATGGACTCGTTTAAACTTTGGGCAGAGCAAGTCTATGGTTGGTATTATTTCGTTGAACGAAACGTTTACAAACGTACAAAATCTGGTCGAGGTCATTACGTACGAAAGACAGTTAAAAAGCGTCTAACAAGTAAGCAATATCTAATCGTGGCCAGAGGCGCTGCCAAAACAGTATATGGATCCTGTCATCAAGCTTATGGGTTAACGATCGATCCAGCAACAACTCATCAAGTAACCACCGCACCAACTATGAAACAGGCAGAGGAAATACTCAGCCCCATACGAACAGCTATTACAAGAGCGCGTGGTCCATTCTTTCAATTTTTGACAGAAGGATCATTGCAAAATACAACAGGTTCTAAAGTGAACAGAACTCGTTTAGCTTCTACAAAGAAAGGAATTGAGAATTTCCTAACCAATTCTTTGCTGGAAGTTCGACCAATGAGTATTGCCAAACTACAAGGTCTGCAGAATAAATATTCAACAGTAGACGAGTGGCTTTCTGGTGATATTCGAGAGGATGTCATTGGTGCTTTGGAACAGGGTGCTTCTAAGCTTGACGACTATCTGATCATCGCTACAAGTTCTGAAGGTACTGTTCGTAATGGTGTTGGTGATACCATTAAAATGGAGCTAATGGATATCTTAAAAGGCGTCTATGATGCTCCGCATATTTCTATTTGGTGGTATAAACTGGATGACATCAAAGAAGTATCTGATCCAGATATGTGGTTGAAAGCCAATCCAAATTTGGATAAGACAGTAACTTACGAAACATATCAGCTGGATGTAGAAAGAGCTGAGAAAGCACCAGCAGCCAGAAATGATATCTTGGCAAAGAGATTTGGTATACCTATGGAAGGGTATACTTATTTCTTTCCCTATGAAGAAACATTGCCACATCTTCCGAAACGAAATTATTGGAAGATGCCATGTGCTCTTGGTGCCGATCTTTCTCAAGGTGATGACTTCTGTGCTTTCACATTCATCTTCCCATTACGTGGAGGACGATTAGGAATCAAGACAAGATCATACATTACAGATCGAACTTATCATCGTTTGCAACCTGCAATGAAACTGAAATACGATGAGTTTATTGATGAAGGTTCTCTTATTGTTATGCCAGGATCGGTGTTGGATATGGATGACGTCTATGAAGATGTTGACCAATACATCATAGATTCCGAGTATGACGTTCGAGCTTTTGGTTATGATCCATACAATGCAAAAGAATTCGTAGATCGATGGATTCAAGAGAATGGACCTTATGGCGTGGAGAAAGTACCACAAGGCTCTAAGACTGAATCAGTTCCACTTGGTGAATTGAAAGCTATGTCTGAAGATCGTTTACTCTTATTTGACGAAGAGTTAATGGTCTTTGCTATGGGTAACTGTATTGTGTTAGAAGATACGAATGGTAACCGAAAGCTTTATAAGAAACGATTAAGCGAAAAGATCGATAACGTAGCAGCTATGATGGATGCTTATGTGGCTTTGAAAGCTAACAAAGATCTATTTGACTAAATGATTGGAGGATTTCAAAATGAGACCAGATTTCAGAAATTACCGAGGAGTCGGATTGGTAGCATTGGTTCATAGTGCTAAAGGATCGACCTGGGAAGAGCATAAATACATCAAACGACTGGATGGAACTTATTATTATCCAGATAGTTATAAAGGTGGAAGGCATCTTGATAACTCTGATAGTTCTTCAGAAGTCGAAAATGAAGAAAGTTTCACACTTACCTCAGACGAGATTGACTCCTTGGCAAAAGAAGTTATTCGAGGAAACTTTGGTAATGGCGATGAACGAAAAGAAGCTATCGGCGAACATTATCAGGAGATACAGAATCGAGTAAATGAGATTATGAAG